ACGCAACTGCGACTTGCAGAGACGGTCACCGTGCCTGATGGCGAGTTCGGCGAGAAAGCAGTGGAGCAAGTGCGCGTTCTGACGCCAGGTGAGTTTCAACTGCATCAAAAGCAAGACAACGGCGACTTTAAGGTTGTCGACGAGGGCCGCACAAGCCTTTCTGAGATTCCATTCTCAGTTGCTTATGCGCAGCGGCATGGCTTCATGGAGTCACGTCCGCCGTTGGAAGACATCGCCGAGCTGAACCTCAAGGCATATCAGATCCAGAGCGACCTAGACAACCAGCTCCACATCAGTGCTGTGCCGATGCTGGCGTTTTATGGCTTCCCATCTGCAGCAGAGGAAGTCAGCGCTGGACCCGGCGAGGCGATCGCATTTCCTGCTGATGGCCGCGCTGAATACATTGAACCTGCCGGCCGCAGTTTTGATTATCAGTTCCGCAGGCTTGAGCAGCTTGCGCTGCAGATCAATGAGTTAGGCCTGTCGGCAGTACTGGGCCAGAAGCTATCTGCTGAAACTGCTGAGGCAAAGCGCATTGATCGCAGCCAAGGCGACAGCACCATGATGGTCATTGCGCAGAACGTGCAGGACATGATCGACAACTGCCTGCAATTTCATGCGCAGTACATCGGCAACAACACATCTCCTGGCAGCAGCTACGTCAACCGTGATTTCCTGGGCACACGCCTTGAACCGCAGGAAATCCAAGCGCTGCTGCAGCTTTACACCGCAGGCACCATTACACAGGAAACGTTGCTGCGTGAGCTTGCTGAAGGCGATGTGCTAGGCGACGACTTTAACGTGGATGAGGAGCTTGAAGCTACGGCCAATGCGGGGCTTGATCTACAACCTGCTGGACTGGGTAACCGACCGCTTAGTGGACCTGATGATCTGGATGGAACCGAGGAAACCGAGGAGACAAGAGCTTGATTATCACGTCAGCGCCTTGCCGGAACAAGTCTTAGCCATCGTGCGGATCAGCTGGTACAAGGAAGGCAGGCCAGATGAAATTGACGAAACGATCTTGTACGAAGACGGGCAAAACGGTTATGACGCATTCGCTGCATTGGTTACCACGGCATTGAACCGCGGCGCTAATGTCAGCATCCGCAGCGGCTATCAACCGGAAGATCTTGGCATTGAACGATGAGCACACCAGAAGCGCTATATCGCAACGCGATTGATCTAAACCGCTACAGCAATAGTGTTGCGCGGCGCGTGATCAATGCTTACAACGACATCATCATTGATGCGGTCAACCAGCTGCGCACCATTGATGAGCTGTCGGCGCCAGTCAAAGCGGCACGGCTGCGGGCGATTCTTGCGCAGTTAAAAGACAGCCTGGCAACATGGGCAGGCGATGCAACCGAGCTGACAGCATTAGAGCTGCAAGGCATTGCAGAGCTGCAATCTGAGTTTGTGACCGATCAACTGCGGCGTGCATTGCCAGCAGGTGCACGTGATGCAGTTCGCACCGTGGAGATCAGCCCGCAATTTGCGCAGTCAGTGGTCACCACTGATCCAACGCAGATCAATGTGGTGGCGCTTAGTGATGACCTATTCAAATCGGTTTATGGCGCAGAAGCCCTAGCGCAACAGGCTGGCATCGGCACGTTCAGCCTCACCGCAGCACAAGGCGCCACGATCACGCTGCCCAATGGCGAAGTGGTCACCAAAGCATTCCGTGGCATTGCCGTTGATCAGGCTGAGCGGTTCTCGCAAGTCGTGCGGCAAGGCTTGCTAACTGGTGAGCCGACGCCAGCCATTGCTAAGCGGCTGATCGGAAACCTTGAATTTGGCGAAGAAGCCAAAACCGTGAAGCAGCTAGTTGCAGCAGGCGGCCAAGCAACAGCAGTTGCCGACAAGCAGATCGTTAGTCTTGTGCGCACCAGTATCAACCAAGTAGCCAATGCAGCTAGCCAGCAGGTGTATGAAGCCAATCAAGACATCACTAAGAAGTATCGCTATGTGGCAACACTGGATACCCGCACCAGCAGCATTTGCCGTGCATTGGATGGCCGCGAGTTTGAATACGGCAAAGGCCCGACTCCGCCGCAGCACTTCAACTGCCGCAGCACGACAGTGCCGGTGATTGACTACGACGAGCTGGGATTCATCCCACCGCCACCAGCAAAGCGTGCATCAGCAGGTGGCCAGGTGCCGGCAGATCAAACCTACGGGCAGTGGCTAGCAAAGCAGGACCTTGAAACCAAGGCCAAGGCATTGGGCGCCAACAAAGTGCCGTATTTCAACCGGCTTGCCGACAAATACGGGCCGACTGATGCCATCGCCAAGCTGGTCCGCGATGACGGTTCAGAGCTAACCTTAGATCAGCTCCGCGCACGATATGGACCTGCCTAGCCTGCGGCATTTTGAGAATCGTGGCATCTTTTTTGTTAGCTCTGATCCAGTTGAAGCCCTGCATGGCGAGGCATGGGTGCCAGCCATCTACACCGACAAGGGTTGGGCAACGGCAGACGGCTCTACACTGTTAACAGGTATTGAGGAATGGCGCGATGCCACTGAAGCAGGGCAAGTCGCAGGCTGCAGTATCAGCCAGCATCAAAACGGAGATGAAAAAAGGCAAGCCGCAAAAGCAAGCGGTAGCAATCGCGCTCGCAAAAGCCGGCAAGTCACGCAAGCCAAAGGGTAAGAAGTGATGCCTAAGAAGCCAGGCCTATACGCCAACATTGCCGCTAAGCGCAAGCGCATTGCGGCCGGCAGCAAGGAGCGTATGGCACGCAAAGGCGAAGCGGGCAGGCCATCCGCTGCTGCATTCAAGGCGGCTGCTAAGACTGCGAAAAAAAAGAAATAATCAGCACGGCTAGAATGCGATTATGAATTCATAAAAGCCAATGGCCCGTACCTACAAACGTGACTCCAGAGGGCGCTTTGCTGGCGGCGGCGGCGGCGGCGGCGGCGGCGGCGGTAAATCCAAATCCGGCTCTACGCGCTCCGCTAACACTGCTCGCTCTAAAGAATTAAAAGCTAAAGGCACAACTGCCATCGGCGGTCGCGTCAAGGCGCAAGGCTTTTCTGGTCAAAAAGCCGCTCAGCAACGCGCCGGCGGACTTCGAGCCACCAGTACAAAAGGCTTGAAAACAAAAGGCACCGGTGCAGGTGCAGGCACTCGTGCTGGCATGAAGGCCAGCGCTGCTCAGGCTGGAAAATCACGCTCTAAGGCTGCCTCTAAAGGCACCAAGAAAATGAGCAAGGCTCCGGTGAGTGCTGCTAAAACTCGCTACAAGGAGCTAAGCGGCCGCGCTCGTCAGTCCTCGCCGTTCCGTTCTGCGGCAGACAACCGCAAAGCCGCTGGTGCCAAGCGCAGCCTCGCAACGATGATCAAAAAGCGCGGGCGTTAATTAGCTTGCGAATTCATCCCAAGTTCCCAAGCTTTCCATAATCTCTTGGGAAAAATCGGTGATGAACACCAAATCGCCATCCTCATCTTGAGCGATGGCGATAACTCTTGACAGGTGCATGTTGCCAACGGCAGCAAATAAGCACACTTCGTTGCCGTCTTCGTCGACATCAATGATCCGCTTCAACGCATTGCGAATAGCTCGTGATCCAAGCCCGTCTGGGTCCGATGCGATAATTTCCATGCGGCTAGCCTAGTCCAGCGACGGCCAATGGCGCCATGATCACCTACCGCGGCGAGCAGTTTGACGGCTACAACAAGCCGAAGCGGACGCCAAAGCATCCGAACAAATCGCACGCGGTGCTCGCCAAAGAAGGCGACAAGGTAAAGCTGATCCGTTTTGGGCAGCAAGGCGTCAGCGGCAGCCCAGCGAAGCAAGGTGAATCTGCCGCGGCCAAAGCGCGACGGGCGTCGTTCAAGGCGCGTCACGCCAGCAATATCGCTAAGGGCAAGATGTCTGCTGCGTGGTGGGCAGATAAAGAGAAGTGGTAACGTAGAGGTGTAATTAAGCCTGCGGCTTATCCATGTCTGATGAACAAAAAACCCAAGAGTCTGCGACTACTGGGGTTGAAGCTGAAGCGTTGCAGCGCAGCGTAGAAGCACTAGAGCGCAAGAATCAAGAGTTGATTGCTGAGCTGCGTGCAGCAAAGAAATCCAAGACGCCTGATGGGGTCAATGTCGATGAATTGCTGGAATTCAAGCGCAACTACGAGCAGCAGCAGCTCGAATCACAAGGCAAATACCAAGAGGCACGACAAGCTTTGGAGCAGCAGTTCCGTGAGGCGACGGCTGAAAAGGACCAGCGCATCGCAACACTTGAAGCCCGCGTCCGCGAGCTAGAGCTGGTCACGCCTGCGGTCACGGCACTGGCTGACATCGTGCATGATCCTGATCTTGTGCTGAAGACCAAGCTGTCGCCTGATGCAATCCAGCGCGAAGCCGACGGCACCGTGGTCGTTGTGGACGGCTACGAACGCAAGCCCGTTGCTGAATGGGCCAAGACACTGCCGGCATGGATGCAGAAGCAACCCAAGCCACAAGGCAGCGGCGCACCAACCGGCGGCAGCAATGGCACCATTCCGGCTGGCATGAGCAATCCATTCAGCCGCGATAGCTTCAACCTCACAGAGCAGTCGCGGCTATTCCGTACAGACCGCGACCTATATGAGCGGATGAAAGCTGCAGCTAACCGTTAGTATTTGAGTGTCTGCTCGTGATGGCTGCGCCACATAGAGCCTGGGGCTGCGCCCACATCCGTAAACCCTTTTTGAGGATTAGTCATGGCGACCCTTCGCTCTGACATCATCATCCCCGAGGTATTTACGCCTTACGTCATTGAGCAAACCACTCAGCGCGATGCCTTCCTGGCTTCCGGTGTGGTGCAGCCTCTGGCGGAGCTGAATGCCACCGAGGGCGGTGATTTCATCAACGTTCCCTTCTGGAAAGCCAACCTTTCCGGCGATTTCGAGGTGCTGACCGATAGCACCAGCCTCACCCCTGGCAAGATCCAAGCCGACAAGCAAGT